CCCGGGCATTAAAGACACCGGCAGGAACGCGAGAACCCTAGTTGAGACGCAAGTTAAATAAGAACAAAACAATTAAGAAAACTAAACATAGGACGCGGCGGATCGATCGATACAAACAATAGCCTCACAGTAAATTCGACCGCAGTGAGGATTGCCTTTCCCTTGACCAGTCAGGTCGACAGTGTCATAATTGATGGTGAAACGAGGTGGACCACCAATCATGGGAAGAGGTTTGATCTGACGCTGAACACCCCAATCGAAGGTGACAGGCCATTCATGCTGCAAAGTAATACCGCCAGGGAAAGCGGGGGCGATTTGAAAATTGACAGCAGAAGGGAGATCGAGAGCACGATCCTGAGACTTAGGAAAATCCTCCACAGAAAGAACGGCATGAACACCAGTGATGGCGAAGTGAGAACCAGCAGAGGGAGCTAGAATGATTTTGCAGGACTCAAGAAAAGCGAAAGGAACGTATTGGACAAAACTGCCAAGAGTTAAAGAATACTTGTAAGAACCAGAGAAAGGAGAAAAAGCAATATTCATACCCTCACCAACAGACAAAGAACCAACCAACATGAAGAAGCGACGGCGAGTAGGATTAAAAGCCTGGCCCAAGAGTTGTGAGGACACAGAACTAGTCTCACCTGCGGCAACAGTTTGAAGAGCGATCTGAGAAGAGGAAGACATGGCGAATCAAAACAGAGAAAAGAGTTAACATTAAAGGGAGTATGAGGAGATCTGAGAAAGAACGGCTTGCTGCACACGAAAAGTGCGCATCAAGGATTTCCGCGCCCGTTTGCCATATTCCTCTCTCTCCCACGACCACTCCTCAACAAGGGGACCAGTAGACTTCAAAAAGCGCCATAAGTCGTCTTCAGACACGGCTCCAAACAAACGCTGCGCCCAGGGATAAACGTCATGATAATATTCCAACAAGAAACCTAAACACTCCAGTTCCACCCAGCTGCAGTACGTGTGCAACTCGTCCCTCAAAACATAGGCAGTCCGAGCCTCGGAAGCATAGTTCAAGTCGACCGCTGCGGCGTCACCCTTGGCCAGATGGTAGGCTGTCTTCAAAAGCAAAATGTAAGGATTTCGAAAACTGCCGAGTTTAGTCAGGCGATAACCGCAAAAAGACGGACGGTCTGTGTGTTCCACCTTAGCAATAATGAGGAAATTGTTTTCGACGAGCTTCCATAGCTTCGTAGGCACTAAAACAGCATTAGCACTCATGTCATCGCCACCAACACAAATTGGCAAGGTTCGAGGTGGATCGTACATCAAAATGACGAGAGCAAGGTTGAAATAAGTGTTAAAGTCAAACGTGCCAGGCTCACCTGTATCACGACCAAGATCCTTTGGACCAATAACGGTGCTGACAATGTGAGTTTTCCAAAATTCATAAAGCTCAGGCATGGTTTCTGCGTAACCCGAGAAGTCAGCGAACAAGGCAGTCCAAGCATCATCCAAACCAACATGGCGCATCAAGCCGACCTCAAACCCAACAGAATCACCCTTCTGAGTGGCATCGAAACCGGAGTAGTCACTTTCTGTAGACTCTCGATCCTGCCAAAACTCTCGACACCAATTGCTCAAATCCTCGTTGTTTTTCCCACAGTTACAGTACAGATTGGGAGGGAAAGCACCCATAATTTTGCGGCGCATGTACTTCACCATCGGACCAAATAAAAGAATAATTGCATCTTGACAAGTGGCTAGAGTTTGCCCGGCTTTTCCGTCGATGCCCAGCGCTTCCATTTTGCCTTTGAGTTGAGTTTTGATAAAGTGATCGACGACACAGAAGTACCAGTCCGGGTCAGCACGCCCAGCATTGTTGAGCAAAGTTTGCTGGGTTTTCTTAGTCAGCTTGCTCCACTCATTTTCATTGATGCATTCCTCAAAAAGTTCCCGATCGAAAGGCTGAGCCGGCAATTGAAGGTAGTCAAGGAACACAGTACGCAACAGAGTGGACTTCCACTCAGAACCACGAACGTCTGCAACGTTGTGCTCAAAAGAACCGCGTTTGAGGCGTTTAGCAACCGTACTCTTGAATAAAACTGGATCATCCTGACGCTGATTCGGAAAAAGAGAGTTGGCGAGCAGAGATTCGGTGTCAGAGAACAAACAACTCATCCCGTCATCCGATATGATCTCACGCTCCTCCTTTGGGGCCAAGGTCTCAGCCACATTGTCCACAATCGCATCTAGTGGTACCCGAGGAAGGTGCGTGCTAGCGTGCTCATCCAAGTTAATGAAGGTCTGTTCTTTCGACTCGGAGGGCTTAACTATTTCAACGCGCTCCAAATTGGCATATGTTTCAGGAGGAGCGCGATCCCACCAATCGACGTACTGGCCAGAAGCGCGCCACATACCAGAAGCACGTTGAACTGGACGGGAAACATGTGTGGCTCGGGTCGAGCGAATAGCATCCAACTTGTTCTGAGACAATCGCTCAATTCGACAAGCACCCAGACGATGGCTGAAGGTCCCTAGAAAGTCCACAGGAGGGGCCATCCCAAGAATAGCCAGGACAAGGGGTCTCGATTGCAGAAGACGTTGATAATCTCCGGACAAACTCTCAACTATGATCAAACGATGGGTGACGCGAGAGAAGGCCGAATACAGATCCTCGTCAGAGCAACGTGACAGAACGGTGGAGGTTAAATGAAACTGAGCCGTATGCATGGTACCGCCCTGATGGCCGGAAATGGTACGAGCCTTGCCAGACATGTTCGTGAAAACGGAGACCTCTCCATTGGTGGCAGCAATAACAGGGTAGCGAGCGTCAAAAATGTAAGCTCGTTCGATGCGACCAGCCACTGGGGAGGTCGTTGGAATACCCAGCCTGTGAGCTATAACTTGAGGGCTGCGATGCGTCCAGAAAGCGTAGGGAACGGTACCAGATGAAAAGAAACGTTCTGCGTCGTTCGGGAATTCGTTGAGACGACAGTCAGGTTCCGGAGTGGAAAACTTGCTCTGAACAGTGTCCCCCAAAAGAATCACATGCGAGATCATGGGGTTGATGGTAAGAATAAGATCCACGTAACCAGGAGGCATCAGTGACAGCTCATCTATGATCAAAACGCGGCAAGGACGCACCAAAGCCATCTCGAACGTGTACAAACATTTGGACCCAGACGGCAAGGCTAGATCACGAGACCAATCACCACAGATGAGAATGCGCGGAACGCTTAACATCCACAAAGAACCTTTGGCGAACTTCTTCTCCTTGCGTAAGAACTGCTTCAGAGGATCACTCTTGCCACAACCAGCACAGCCAGAAATTTTCCGAATCTGAACCGAGCGACCGCGGAACGCATCCACCATGGCATCCATCTTCTTGGTGAAACCGGGAACGAAATCCTTGCCCTCGCGCTTCTTTATAGTTCCGAACGTACCATTAGCAAACTCACGGGCCAACTGTTTGGCGGGATCTTTATCAACCTTATACGGTTCCCACTTGCCCTTGACTGGTTCACCATGCGAGCTACGGAAAGACTCCAAGGAATCCAAGAATGGCTTGACGCGAGCTTGAGTGGCAGTAGGACGAACACCAAGGGAGTGTTGCGTAGTGGACTTAAGGCCTCGATACTCCCAATGTGGAACTCCGTTCTTTGTAGTGTACTCGAATTCATCCGCTCCACCCGACTTGAAACCCACCATCCCGGAAACAGATCCAGCTCCTCGTATCCGCGCGGCTCGACCAAGGGTCAAATAAACACAATGTAAAAATCTTTCATCCAAACCGGGCGCGGGGAGAACGCCAGACGTGCAATCGGCAGGAAGAACACGGCAAGCAGCATCCCAGATGACGTCGTGGGGTAAATCAACTGCTTCATGGATGGCCTCTAACAGGCATGTACGAGGTAAGGCTAAATTGGGAGCGGCAGGACCAAAAATACGGAAGTTCGGTAGTCTGGCCCGGTGAACAAGAGAGTCAGACAGACCCATACGCTCATGGATGTACTCAAACTTTACACTGCCCATAACTCCACCAGGAGCACGCACCTGACACACATCGTTCGGACAAAAGTGGCAGGCAGAATCTTCCTCACCCCAGTGATACTGACCGCCAAGACAACGTGACCACTCAGCGCCAGGCACTCGAATCTCGGCGGTGTGTTCTGAGCAAGCACATGGACCATGAACCTTAGGATCAGCAGGCGTGAGAACTTGTTGCAAGGCACCACGTCCGAGGCCATGACCCGGTACTTCCGGCGAAGTCGCGTTACGTTTAGCATGATCGGGCAACAACTCAGGACCGATCTCGGGAATGGGAGGTGGCCGAAAAGGAGGCATGCCAGAAAAGTCAGGGGAAACAGGTCTCGAATCCGGGGGTGTGGCAGGGGGCCTTCTAGCAGGCGGAGTGTGGACGGGAGGACAGGGACCAGGTCTGTGTTTGCCCTTACACCCAGCTCGACACTTAAATGGCTCGTAGGACAACGCGGCTAATAGATCAGGGTGAACAGAATCCGGGCCACGAGAGGAAGCAAATGGGTCTGAGCGCGAGCCTTCCCCGGACTTGAGCGGAGCAATGGGTGAAGGTAAAGAATCGGGGGTGGGCGGAAGCCTCGGGGACGGCAAAGGAGCCAACAATGGACTGGGAGGTGCTGTGGGAAGATGTAAAGAACTCAAAGAAGAGAAGAAAGGACTAGCAGGAAGAGGAGAGTCAGGGGGGTCCGGCACATCCAAGTCCATCGCGTCTTCATCAAGATCTTCAAAAAGCTTGCCTACCTGTTTGTCGATACGACGTTTTTCCAAGCAATCAGGACAAAGACCAATGGAGATGGCAAAGCATTTCGGGCATCGAGGAGTGAAATAGTCGATGATAGAACTGGTGGAATGCAGAGGTCCCGCAAGGAACGGGAGATCAAAATCGGCAACTCCCTTAACCTCAATGGAATGACGCTCGAATTCCAGCCGGAAAATACTCTGCTTCACTTCCCGATGAAGACGGGCCCGCAAACGATCCTTTCGCGCCTTGAAAAACGCAGTGACAACAAAACCCAAACCAAGAGACGTCAGAACCACAGAACCAATCTTGCCAAAGAAATGAGAAACAACAACATCAGCACAAACCAAACCGTAATCAGACCAACGATGAGCAGTAGCAATTTCATAAGCAAGGAAAACAACATGTAAAGGAGCAGAAACGGAAGGAAAGAAATAACCAAAAACAAGAACAAAGACTTTCTGACAAACTTTAAAGAAGTCATCCAAACCCACGTTCTGAAGACGCTGCAAGAGAATACGGAAAACCTGAGCCCAAAAAGATGCATCGTACAAGTTGCCTTCATATGGAGCACAATCGATGGCTGTGACGCACACGACCGACTGTATCAATTCTGCCCAAGTATCCGGCCGGATGTGCGCGTAAAGGGGACTCTTCCGGTAATTGCGAACCTTGATGACTAGATCCTGAAGGGAACGTTTTGCGGGCTTCAAAGATTGGTAGTAATAATACAGATCCCAATAAAGAACTCGTGGGACCAATTGGTCTCCAGCCCGCGTCTCCGGCTTAACGTCCATCAACCAAGGTCGAGGCATCTCCATGACATCAGGAGTGCTGCAAGTCCACCACTGCCGATCCACTTTAGGTGGCTCTCGGTCTGCAACGACAAGATGGTGGGTCAGCTTCGATTGAAGGGGGGTCATGTGAAACTTGACTGTGGTGTCAGGGAAATGCACGGTAGCACAAGAGACCTTAAACAACCAGCTACAATCTATTGGCTGCTCGTAAGCTCCATCCTCAGTTCCCTCCATTGAGTAGATCACTGAGTCGTCATAGTACTTGAGGTCGTAATACTCCGGGTACAAGGAGGACTTGTTGAAACTGCTCTCAGGTGCAAAAACAGAAGAAATGTAGACGCGCTTAATGTTGGGATAACGAGAAAGCAAGGCGGCGACGGAGCAAACGTTCAAGAACTGACCAACATCCCAGAGAAGAATGGCGTCCCCTTCCAAAGTAGCGGGAAGAGAACAAGGACCGTAACGGCTCCAATCCTTATGATCAAGAACCACGTTATGAAGGGCAATCACATTGGCAGGCAGACGGCCACGCAGGTGGTCAAACTTGCTTTGCTTGGTGAAGAATACGTTGACTTGATCATGCTTGAAGTAAGAAGGATAGGAATGGCGATACAAATATGTCTCCATGGCCTTGTGAGCACCATGAGCATGCGCCACTGTGCCATTGGCTCCCAAAGGAACACCTTCAGACTGAAGTAAGGTGGCCAAACTTTTGCTGGTGGCAAAGGGAATCTCTTTCTCGGCCTGGAACATATCTACCAAACCGGCAACAGCTTCGGAAAGGACGGCGTCAGCGTGCAGAGAACCCTTGACGACTTGAACTGCCTTTTCAGTGTCCGTATAGGGTGCTCTTCCTCCGATAAGCACCTCATCTGGCTCAGAGAATCCACTGTCAACCCGCTGCACCATGCGTCGACGAACGGGGGGATCGCCAGGAAATTCATGAGCTTCCGGCAACTTGCTATCCAAGTAATGATTGGGTGGAAGAGAGCTGAAGAAGCTTGGGGCGTCGTACGAAGACTCCAGATGCATGTGGCCGTCAGCCTGACGAGTAATAACCAGCACCTGTTTTTTCTTATACCCAGAGTAGCGACCTGAACGCCCACCACCACCACGACCAAACAGCCGGGAAGAACCAGCAGCTAAGGAACGGAACTTGTCGTAGGTCAGCCGGTCGGGGTGATTAGGAAGATCAACAAACTTACGCCAACAATCACCCTCACCTCGAATCTGCAGCTCTTCCTCAACGACCTCCTCAACCATCGTGGGCTCGACAGGACGGCGAATGGTACGAAAACGGAATCTATCGGCCTTGGACAAGAACTTGGTGAGCTCAAGACCGGAAATCGCACCTTCTCGTGGCTCTAGATAGCAACCTTCAACATGCCAATCGCCATCAGCTTGGGCAGAAAGGTGGGTGTAAATGTTCACGCCAAAGCCACGACGAAGTCGACGTTCCCGGGGTCCGAAGCATTTGAGAAACAGGTCGATGGTCATGATGTCCTCGAGTCCAGGCATGATGTGTGTGCTCATGTTGACCCCTTCAATGGGACCAAAAAGCACCTTCCAGCACGAACCGGAGCCCTGCACCTTCACCTCTTCCTCAACCTCCTCCTCGACCATGGCGGGTTCGCTCATGAATTCTGCTACCTGCTTGGAAAGAGACCAAGTGTCTTGAAGATCAGGTGACCAAACGCGAGCAACAAAGTGCGGATCAAAATTAGCACGCTCGATGGCGCGACCAACCATTCTGGCCTCGAAAGAAGGACGAACAAAGCAACGAGACTTACGTCGGGGAGCCTGCTTACGCGAAATGGAGCGAACGCCACGGGTCCAACGAGAGGTGCCCACCTTAGCCTCACGAGCAAAATAACCGTCAGCAACAGAAAAATCAAAACAATCGAAATCAGAAGCTAAAACAGAAAGAACATTATCAGAAGAAAAGCCAGAGATATCAATAAGAGAACATCTAAGAACGGGAGGACAATACAGAACAACAGAAGTGCAAGAAGACGATTTTTCAGAAAGAACAAAAGCAGGAACAGAAGGAAACAAATCAAGAAAAGCATAACCTGGTTGAACAAAAACCTCGGGCACGTCCTCCACCAAGCAGGCCGGGAGGCGACGTTTTTGTAGTCGCATCCAATAATCAACCCGACCAGTGGCGTGCCACAACCTAGCGCAATCCTCACAAGCAAAAACTCGACCATCGGAGCTTCGAACAGTGCAAGCCTCATCGATACAAATTGAACAGTTATCAATGGACTCGACCACGACCGCGCCGGAAACAGAAAACGGGTTAGTAAAATGGATGCCCGATTCATCCGCAAAATACTCGCGACCATCATACACGGACTCCTCAATACGGCGACGCAAATAGAAGAAAGCAGCGTCCTCAACGGATGTGACACCGTCAAAAACACCCTCAATGTGCATCTTGCGTCTAAAGGAAGGCGTGGCGTCACCAAAATAAGCGGCGATGTGAACCAGAAGCCCGTTAAGAATGTCGTAATAGTGCCCCTGATTGCGGCGACACCAGTTGTAACCGTCCGACCCCGTGAGAAACATGTCGGGGTAGAGACGTTGCCAAACTCGAACAGCCAAAGAACGATGTTGAGAGTAGTCAATCACCGCAGGCGTTTTCATCTTAGCCAGAGCACGATCGTGGCGACGATCGGCGGCCGATTTAGGAGGGGAAACAACACCACATCGCGTCTCGTGCCCCTCAGCACGAACACGACAACGACACCTAGGACACCAGATTTTCTCCGGCATCCTACTGGTTAGACTGCCAGCCAGTATACGTTAAAATGAGTTTGGGTGATCTCAAAAACACAGACGTTAGGGTGAGGTAAGTGCTCAACTATACGCGGGAACCACCTGGTAAGCGGGTGGTTGTGTGTG